AGATTATGCTCAATCATCAGAATTAATTAATGAAATTAAAAAATCATTATCTTTGGGTGAAAAAACTTCAGCAGATACAGCGTTACGTAAATTGCAATCAATTATGCGTAATAACGTACAAACTAACTATGGCAATCGTGCAAAATTAGCAGAAGAATTAGTTGGTAAAGGTGGTGCTGAAACATTAATGCCTACTTTAGCAGGTCAATCTTTAAATTCACTTAAGCCAAGAGGTTTAGGTGGTCAATTAGAAACTTACGGTGGGTTAGCTTATTTATTAACACATCCTGCTGCTTTGGGAAGCGCTTTAGCACTAGCTCCTGCAGCCATGCCTCGTGTAGTTGGTGAAGCGGCTTATGGCGTTGGTAAATTAAAAGGCGTAGCTAAAAAGGTAGCTTCAAAAACACCTTTGACTAAAGACGAAGCAAATTTACTGGGCTTGTTATTAACTCAAGCTAATCAAGGAGAGCAATAAATGGCACGTAACGGAGCAGGGACCTATAACCTCCCTATAGGCAATCCAGTCACTACAGGTACTACAATTTCTTCAACGTGGGCTAATAGCACATTAACTGATATTGCTACTGCCTTGACAGGTTCTATTTCATCAGACGGTCAAACTGCTGTATCTGCTAACTTGCCTATGAGTGGTTATGCTCATACAGGTGTAGCAAATGCAACAATTCGCACTATGTATGCAAGCGCAGGTCAAGTTCAAGATAACGTATTGCAATTTTTAACTGTGGTGTCTGGCACTAACGCTATTACAGCTACTGCTGCTGTAGGTATGAGTGCTTACGCAACAGGTCAACGCTTTAGCTTTGTAGCTGCTGGCGCAAATACTGGTGCAACTACACTTAACATTAACGCTATTGGTGCTAAATCTGTTACTAAAAACGGTACAACTGCTTTGGTTGCAGGTGATATTCCTAGTGGCGCTGTAGTTGATGTAGTGTATGACGGAACTCAATTTCAGTTATTAAATGTCGCTGCTGAAGGTGTTGCTACAATTAGCTTTGGCACGACAGGATTAACTCCTTCTACTGCTACTGATGGCGCAGTAACTGTTGCAGGTACTTTAAACGTAGCTAATGGTGGTACAGGATTAACAACCTTAACAGCTAACAATGTATTGTTAGGTAATGGCACTTCTGCACCTTCATTTGTGGCTCCTAGCACTTCAGGTTATGTATTGACATCTAATGGTACAACTTGGACTAGCTCTGAAAATGCTCGCATTGGTATTGGTCAAACATGGCAAAATGTTACAGGAAGTCGCTCTTTAGGTACTACATACACAAACTCAACAGGTAAGCCAATATTTGTATATATTGTTGTTTCATTATCAAGCAATGGTGACACCACGCTTACATTAAATGGCGTTGGTTTAGACGGTCCTGCTTCTGCTGCTGGAGGAGTTGTTTTTACTCCATGTAGCTTTATCGTTCCTGATGGAAATACATATAATTTAACTGTGACAGGTGGTAGTGTTGGTGTAACAGCTTGGGGCGAATTACGTTAAGGAAAAATTATGGTTTATTATAAAGCACCTAATGGGGAAGTTTATGCTTACGACCCTGAAAATCAACAAGCATTAATTGATCAAGCCATTGCTAATGGATGGGAAGATATAACAGGTTCATGGCCTTTACCTTATGTTCCAACTGCTGACGATAACAAAGCAACTGCTGCTAGTTTATTACAAGCAACTGATTGGACCACTATTGCTGATGTTGGCAATCCTCAATTAAGCAATCCTTATTTATCTAATCAAGCTGAATTTATTGCTTACCGTAATGCAGTTCGTCAATATGCTGTTTATCCAGTAGCTGGTGACATTAACTGGCCTACTGCACCGACAGAGAATTGGGTTCAAGTATAATGAGCGATATAGACGAAACTGCTGCGAGGTTAAACTCGCATGAAGCCGTTTGTGCTGTTAGGTATGAACAGATTAACGCTAGGCTTAAACGATTAGAACAGATCCTGCTAGGTATGGCAGGGTTTGTTATTATATTCTTATTAACTCAATACACAGGTAAATAATGGATAATTTTGAGGAAGTCGCAGAAAGACTAGAAGATTTCCTAGAAAGTCTAATAGGAAAAGAAATAGCAGAAATATCTCTTGACGAAGGGGTATTTACAGTGTATATGTCTGATGATAGTATGTATGAGCTATCAACGGATGAGGAGTTTACTTTCTATTATGAGTACCCACCAGCAGCACACTAAAACTATTTTTGTTTTACCTGATGTACAAGCAAAGCCTGGCAATGACTTTGAATTCTTAACTGCAATAGGTCGTTACATTGTAGATAAGAAGCCTGACGTGGTGTTGTGTGGGGGCGATTTTTCAGACATGGAAAGTTTAAGCTCTTATGACGTTGGTAAAAAGTCATTTGAGGGTAGATCATACGAGAAAGATATTTGGGCCGCACGTGAGGCTATGGACGCATTGCTGACCCCATTGTATGACTACAATGCAAAGGCTAAGAAGCAAAAAGAAAAGCAATACAAGCCTGAAATGCACTTATTGCTTGGCAACCATGAGGCACGTATTACACGTGTAATTAACGAGGATAGGAAACTTGACGGACTTATCTCTATCGATGATCTTCCTTATCAAGATTGGACGGTTCATGGGTTCCTTGACGTACTTGTCTTGGACGGCATCGCTTTTAGCCATTACTTTACTAGTGGTGTTATGGGTCGGCCTATTACTTCTGCACAAGCTCTCTTAACTAAAAAGCACATGTCATGTTTTGCGTTTCATCAGCAAGGCAGACAAATTGCTTATGGTATGACGGCATCAGGGCAAGAAATGACAGCAATTATATGTGGGAGTTGTTATGAACATAATGAAGATTATCTTGGACCACAAGGTAATAATCATTTTAGGGGCGCTTATATGCTTTATGATGTTCGGGACGGACGCTTTGACGAACTACCTCTTACATTGAAATATCTTAAGAATAAATATCTTTAGGCCTTCGGGCCTTTTTTTGTAGGTAAATTATGATATTGCATAGAGTCAGAAAGCTTAACAATAAGTTGTTAATGGACGGCAGACATATTATCGTAAGACGTTTAGACAAACAGGCTCGCAAGATTGAGCGGTTATATACATTTCGAGGATATAAAAAACTATGAAACATATAGCTGTATGCGAGTGCTGCGGTGAACCTTACGAATGGGAGGATTGCGATGGAGATTTGGGTGTATGTGGTGACTGTAATGTTTACGATGAAGATTTAATTGGAATTGTTGATTTTGAGGATGAGAGATGATTAGTGAATTTATAGCAACATTATTTTTGGCTCGTGACGTAGCACACAGAGAACACTTACGCACTAAAAGTTACTCTCAACACAAAGCTCTAGGCCACTTTTATGAGGATATTGCAGAGTTAGCAGATAAGCTAACAGAAGCTTATCAAGGCCGTCATGGCATTATTAAAGAGATTCCTATACTGACTGAAGAAGAAAAGTATAGAGAGCCTCTTTACTGTATTGCAGACAAATTAGCTTACATTGAAAAGAATCGCTATAAGTGTATTCCTAAAGAAGATTCTGCATTGCAAAACATTATTGACGAAATCGTAGGCGAGTTTTTATCTTTAATTTATAAGCTAGAAAATCTTAAATGATAAACAGTAGAAAAATAGAAGACTTAAATCCAAAAGTAGCTACAAAATGTGATCAGTTTATTAAAGCATGTGCTAAACAAGGGATAGACGTTTTAATTACTTCTACCTACCGTGATGCAGCTTCACAAAACGCTTTATATGCTCAAGGTCGTACTGCACCAGGCAAAAAAGTTACTAACGCTAAAGGCGGTCAATCTTTTCATAACTGGAAAGTAGCTTTTGACTTTGTGCCTTTAGTTAATGGCAAAGCTATGTGGAGCGATGCAGCATTATTTACAAAATGTGGCGAGATAGCTGAAAGCGTAGGGCTTGAGTGGGCTGGTCGCTGGAAAACATTTAAAGAATTGGCACATTGTCAATACACTGGTGGTTTAACTTTACATGATTTTCAACAAGGGAAAACATTATGAAAAAATATTTATTAGAACGTGCAGCAGAACCTTCATCATGGCGTGGTATTGTGTTTTTATTAACTTCAGCAGGTATTGGCGTAGCTCCTGAATTAGCTAATGCAATTATTAGCGCTGGTGTAGCGTTGGCAGGTTTAATTGGTGTAGTTACTAAAGGTTAATACGTGGGGCGAAAGCCCCATTAAAGGATATATATGGCTGATAAAAAGCAAATGTTAATTGACATTCTTAAAATGAATGCTGAAGTAATACCTACAGCAATCAAATTAGGCAAATCAATTCAAAATAATTTTACACCTTCATTTATGGAACATGCAGGTTGGTACGAAAATGAATTGCCTAAAGAATTAGATAAATATGCTTTTGATACACCAACAGAGCAAGGAATTGGTACATTTAGATTAACAGGATCACCTAGAGATACTGCTGCTGAATTTGCAGGTGCAGCAGATTATGGTAGCAAACGAGCCGATTTAAGACAAAGTTTATTTGACGCTTGGGCGCATCAAGCTATTAACAATAATCCTTTAATGTCTAGCGAAAAAAATAGAGTTGATAATTTTATGCAAGATCAAGCAGGATTAAAGTATGGTGTTCAAAATCCTAACGCTACAAGACAACAAATAGTCAAAGAAGCAGTAAAATATGGCAGAACACATGATTTTGGTGAAATGCCTTCATTTAGACCTGAAAAATAGCGCTGTAGGATCAATTATTTTAATGTAGTCCATGTGTTACTATCCATAAGCATTAATAATGCGTTTAAGGTATGCTAGAATGCACGAGAGATGCATTTTATGCTCTTTTATGCCGTTTATAAGCAATATTTTAATAGTTTTACCTAGTAATAATTGGTTTTTATGCTCATTGCGAAAAAGTGCGTTTGTGGTAATATGTTTTTTATGGTATGCATTCCGCATACTGTAACTAGGAGATATATTATGTGGACTAAACCAGCTGCTACTGAAATGCGTTTTGGCTTTGAAGTTACTATGTACGTAATGAACAAGTAAGTTTATAGGCGGTTAAGCCGACATCAGAGGATATAGCAAGTAACGAGTTTTTCGGCTTTCTGCGTTACATGCCATAGCTATCAAATCTGCGCCTATTTTATTTTCCTACCATAACATGCACTTCATAACCTTTATTAAAGGTAACTGTGCATCCTCTGTTTTTTTCAATCATGTGAGCTATAAACATTCCTACAATAAAACTAAATACACAGCACGCTATTAAAAATTTGTTATCCATCAATTTATTTCTTATTTATTGTCAACATCACCCAAGCAAACGCTATGCAAATAAACATACCTCTTTCAGAATAATTCCAATTTAATGGGTTATAATCCATGCAAATAAAAGTTACAATTAAATAACTTAAAAAAATATAAAATAACTTATTCATATTTTTCCTTTCAATTTTTTAAAAAATTATTTATTGGGTTGTTTATATGATGACAATGGAATCCAATGTGTAGGAGGCGCGTCATTAAAAAAGTCCCCACACGAATCTAATTCTTGCCATCCTTTTTCAGAATACCATGCATGCATATAACCAAATGAATTATTTGCAGTTCCTGTGCCCCATGTCATTACTTCACTGTTTACTCTTGGCAGTAATTCATTAACGTCAATCCATTTAGTTTGCAATTCATTATCCAATGCAATTCTTAAAAAAATGATGTATTCAAATAATTGCTGTTTTGAATGTTTATTAAAATCACTATCTTCAATTTTAAATTCATCATGTAGCGCTTTTTTAACAGCAACTTTAAATCCCTCGTAAAAACTTTCTACAGCCAAATGCTTATCTGTACTACAAGCAAATTGACCTTCAAACCTTTTATCCGCTTCTTCACACATTAATCTAAATTGCGCCAAAGATAATCCATGATGTTCTCTGGCATGCTTTTCTAATTGTTCATCACTTCCAAATTTTTTGTCTTTATCCATTTACCTTTTCCCTGTAAAAATGATAAATTGCAATTCCGCAGGCAAAGCCTAGAAAGAACGCTGTGCTATAACATAATATG